CCCACACAGGTATTGTAACTGCCTGTAGTAATATTTTGCAAAACATCATTACCAACACCCGTGTTGTTATCCCCAGACGTAAGGTCTTTTAAAGCATAATAACCTATACCAACATTTTGTTGAGATGTTGTGTCTGCATAAAGTAACGCAGAATCACCTATAGCTACGTTTCTAAAGTTACCACCATAACGTAAAGCGCTCTTACCAATAGCAACACTAGCACCCCCTAGAGTGCCACTAACAACTGCATAGTCTCCTATAGCAATAACACCACCTTGACAATAACTACCTGCTCTTTGGCCTATTAAAACTTGCCCCTGTGGTGCGTTTGACCCAGATGTTGATCCCCAACCTGCTTTATGTCCAATTACTACGTTATACTGAAAGTTAGTTCCTGTTTTGTTTAGGTAAGCTTCCGAGCCAATTACAATGTTACCAGTTCCACTTGCTATAGCCCCTCCACAATTGTACCCCATAAATACTTGATCATATCCACCTGTTACATTTAATCCTGCAGATACACCTATAGCAGTATTTTGCCAACCAAATGCCGTTGTGCCATTACTTTTCAATGCAGAACCACCTACTGCTACTGTAGTACGACTATCTGTAGCAAGCTCCAATGCACCATTACCGATTCCAATATTCGAAGACTTATTAGCGTTTACACTCGTAAGTACGTTATTACCTATAGCAAGAGTCCCAGTGTTAGTTTGCCCTGCTACTGGAACTGTTGTTGTAGCTATTGCATTAGCTGAACCACCACCAACTGCTGTACCATTTAAGAGTAAGCTAGTACCATCAGAACTGAGAGCTATATCAGAACCACTACCTGTATGTTTTAAGTTAATTGATCCCATTATGCGTATATAACCTCCGATGTTTGTATAGTGGCTACCCACCTGATATTTGTTGATGCTACACCAGTTACTGTTACTGCTAATGCACCGTTAGTTGTGTCTGCTGAAACTGCAACTGCCCATCCTGTAGGAACATTGAGTTCGTTGATAACTGAGTTAACTAAAACTGTTGTCCCTGCGTTAGCTTCTCGGCGAATTATACCTTTGACTTCCCAAGCACCTACATCTGTACCTTCAGATGCTTTTTCTCTTGCAACTACTGTACCTGAGAATGTGTAAGCTGAGTTGTTGGGTAGGAGCATCTGATTATTTGAAGTTGCGGCACTAGTGTTAGTTGATAATGCAGTTGCTGTAGCATCTGTTGTTGCTCTTCCTAAAATAAACAACCCATGTTGGTTTAACCCATTACCATCAAAAGGATTATGTCCTCCGAAATGTACGCTACCTTTCGCCCTACTCTGCGCCCCGAACCCAAGTACAATAGACTTGTCGTGTCCTGAGAGTGTCTGACTGTCGCCTCCAAACCCTAAAGACGAACTAGCAGAAGTCGATGAACCGTTAATTGCTGTAGAACTTTGACCTATTGCTTGTGCTGTTGGGCCAAGAGCAAGACCGTAAGAACCTGAAGCGTGTGGAAACCTACCCATACTAAATGCATGTTGTGCTGATGACTTAGCATTATACCCAATAGCAACACTGTTAGAACCAGATGCACCATAGCTTGTAGTGTTATTAGATATTTGTGCCGAAAAGCTGTCTGCGCCAGAAGCACGAGAACCGCCAATAGCTGTAGCAGCAAGTCCTGTAGCTTGTGAAGCCCAACCACCACTATTCAAACCGATAGCCGTTGACCAAGCCCCTGATGCAGTTGCTTGATAACCAAGAGCTAACCCTATATTTCCCGAAGCATTAGCCTGTGTACCTATAGCGATAGCATTGTAAAATGTTGCTTGTGCGCCAGTTCCAATTGCAACAGTAGATGAATATGTAGAGTCTGTATTAAGCCCAAAAGCAAGACTGTTTTGCCCACTTGAGACTGCACCATCACCAATCGCAATAGCGTTAGTACCTGTTGCAGAAGGCTGTGCTGTAGGACTAGACTCGTTAGCGGCGTATAAATCAGCACCACCACCAGCATCTGCCCAAGAAACAACTCCTGAACCATTTGTGGTTAAGACTTGTCCTGAAGCTGTACCATCTACTTTGGGCAGGGTGTAGGTTTCAGATATTCTAACGTCTTGTGTTGTGCCGCCGATACTAACTTGGTTAGATGCTGTAGACTGTATGCCTTCACCTAATACAAGTGAAGACTCATGGCTTGAATTTATAGAATTTTCTCTACCAATACCAACTGATTTAAAACCCTGCACAGAACAATTAGAACCTATCGCAGTTGTATAAGTAGCAGATGCGTTATTATTACGACCAAGTGCAACTGAGGAATTACCACTAGCTACGGTACCGTCCCCAATTGCTATTGCATAGGTTCCAATTGCTTGAGCTATAATACCAACTGATTTTTCAGTCGTAGCTTTAGCTAACTTACCTATCGCAATACTGTTAGCACCAGTAGCACCATAGGTTGTAGTATTGTTAGTTATAGCCGCCGCAAAACTATCAGCACCACTTGCCCGTGAATAAGTTAATGCAACCGCTTGATCTCCTGTAGCTCTTGCATTATATCCAGCCGCCATAGACCCAGAAGCCGTTGAGTCTGAACCCAACCCAAAAGAAGTGGAGTATGATCCTGTAGCTTCTACGTTTACACCAATCGCAGTTGTGTTAGTTGAAGATGCAACAGAACCCATGCCGATAGCGACACTTTCATCACCACTAGCCTCTGGAAGACTAAAGAAGGTTGTTGTTGCATTTGTGGCTATTGCTCTATTAAAGTCAGCAACTGTCTTCCATTCACTACCGTCACAAACAATTAAGATACGTTGACCCTGACGCAGAAGAATAGATGATCTACCGTCTATGGTTTCACTAGCATTAGGATCAATCGTAACAACATGTGTATTTTGTCCAGCTGCCGCATTGTTTTCAATGTAAACGTAAAAGCCATTTCCCAGAGTTGCCGCCGCTGTAAGAGAAGTAGTATAAGAACCGCCAGAAAAGCTAATAATTTTACCTACGTCACCAGAAACAATAGTATACGATGCGGTCTTATTATCTACTGTTATTGTAGAACCACCAGCATCAGCAAACGTAACTGCTCCAGAACCATTTGTGGTCATTACTTGTCCGTTAGTACCATCTGATGTTGGTAGGGTATATTGACCAGATATTCTAACAGGTTTTAAAAGCCCCCCTACAGCAACTTGATCAGCCGCTGTAGTAGTTGCATCTCTACCAATCGCAACTGCTGTTGAGTGAGTTGAGACTGCCTTATAACCAATAGCTCCACCATAACCTGAAGTTGCCTTAGCCTGATACCCAATCGCAATAGTGTTATTACTTGATGCACCATAACTTGAAGTATTGTTAGATATTTGTGCCGCAAAAGAGTCAGTGCCACTAGCTCTACTATCGCCTAATGCCATAGAGTCAGTTGCTGTAGCTGTACCGCCTCCAATAGCGACTGATCCCTCACCACTAGCATTTGACTTACTTGTGTAATTAGAAGCAGAACCAATAGCCGTAGCATTATTTGCTGACGCAGTTGTATCATACCCCATTGCAATCGAATAATTACCTGACGCTGAATTACTATAACCAATTGCAACTGCATAACCACTACTTGCTGTAGTTGACCGACCAATAGCTATGCTACTATTTTCACCTGAAGCAGTTGCAGATCGACCAATAGCTATATCGTAATTACCTTGGGCTTTAGCATACTGACCCATTGCAATACCATGTGCATTACCAACAGTCCCATAATTCACACCGTTGTTACCAATACCCATTGCGATAGAGTTAGTACCCCCTGCTCTTGATAGAGGCCCCGCAAAACTGTTTGTATTTGTACTGATAGCACTGTCACCGATAGCAACCGCATTAGTACCAGTGGCTGAAGGTTGAGCTGTAGGAGAACTCTCGTTAGCGGCATATAAGTCTGCGCCACTTTCTGCTTCTGCCCAAGTTAAGCCACCAGTATTTCCTGATTGTGCAGTTAAGACATAACCATTGGTAGGTGTGTTGCTTATCTTTAGGTTTGCTTCATCAACTACGTTGTCAGTAATCACTGTTGCACCATCGGCAGAACTTGTAACTTCGCCTGAGTGGTTTGGGTGAGTGTAGTTGTTAGCACTTGCGGCTATGCCGTCTAATTTAGAGTGATCAGCATTGGTAAAATCATTTGTTGTTAAACCACCATCACCTACAGAATATGTGGTGTTTGTATCTGTAGAACTAATAGTACCATTTAATGCTATAGCTACATTTGTTCCAGCAGTTAAAGCACCCACAACATTGGCTGTATCTGTAACATCAGCGTTTGTTTCTATAGTATCTAGTTTTATACCATCAGTAGCTATATCACGTCCGTCTACATTACCTGCTACAGTTATGTTTCCAGTAAATGAAGGACTAGCCAAAGGTGCAGCACCTGTAACCTCGGCAACTGCAATCTGGCCGTCTGCTAAGACAGAATTATCAGATGTTAAATTTGCTAATGTTCTTGCCTTACTCATATTGGCTAATCCCTCTTATTATGTTTAAGCTGTTTTTTCTTCTGGAGTTTCCAGTGATGTAGCGAGCATCTTGACGAAAGCTTCTCTGCCAATATTTAATTGGTCTAGATTAAACTGTGTTGTTGAAAGCTTACGATCTAAATCTGTTACATGATTGAGCATATTCTTTTGCTGATCAGTCATGTTTTCAATTATGTATTCTTTTTCATTAACTGTTATTGTGGGAGATTTTTCTGGTTTTTTACCCATTTTAAGTTCCTTTTAAGTTTAAGTTACGGCTTGTTAGGCCAAGTGATATCATCTGGAAAACCAGATTGATTAGGTATGTCACGCAATGCTTGTCTATACGTGCGCCATTCATCTGTAATTCTATCAGCAAGTGCATGTATGTCTGACTCACTGAGTAGAGTATCTCTTTTTGTACGAGCCATATTAGGCTTCATACTATTCTGTTCAGCGTTTATTGTTGCTATTTCTTCATCAGTAAGAGCTACAAGAACACCATTTACCATCTTGTTCATTTTGATTTCCTTTCAATTAAACCTTGACACCATATAGAGAAATAATGCCTGACGATATATTTCCTGAAGAACCAAATATTTGTATGGAATTCTGTGCTGTGGTAGTTCTGTGTCCCCCACCAGTTTCGTAATTGTTAGTTGAAGTAGCGTCATTACTTTCCATAATCCCAGAACTATATATTTTAGTACTTAGTGTTTGATTTAAATGTGTAATGTGGGTTTCACCGCAGTAAGCCTTTCCAGAAAAACCTCCGAACATCTGTACTTTATCTTGTGAACTTCCAGCGAGATTATAGTTAGAACCAGTGTCATACGTGCCGTTTATACCCACTCTGATATATAGAACACCTGCCCCAGAAGTATTAAGTGCAAAAACTACCCTATAGTGAGTGTACCCACTTATATTTGTAAACTCTAAAGAGGAAGCCGATGAAGTAAATGTATTGGTAGAAATTAACTCTAATGCACCACCCCCGCCAGCAGTAGCCCATTCAGTGGCATTTGCTCCAGAGTTAACTGTAAGAACTTGACCTGCTGTTCCTAGTGATGGGAGGAGATATCTGTTATCAGCTTCTGATTTTGTATAGTGATTACTTAGAGTAAATGTACCGTAAGCAACAATGTCTATAATATCATTAACTGCTGCGCCAGAAGCCAGAGTTACACTCGTACCATTTGTTGCAGTAAAATCTGTACCAACTAATTGTTTTGAGCCGTTTAAGTACAGATCAATAAACCCTGCATCATAAGTTGCAGCAAATACTGTCTGACCAGCCGTAGCTGTGTATGTAAATCGTTCCGCTGTTCCATTGACAGGAGAACCTGCTGCTTGCCACCCACCAGTAGCATATACCATCATCACACTTGTTGCTGTGTTAAAAAATAATGCACCAACAATTAATGCGTCACCATCGTTGTCCACACTAGGAGCAGATGATTTAGCACCAAGGTATCTGTCATCAAACTGATCATAAGAAGCCGCCGCATTTGCGGCACTTATTGAGGCCGCTGATGCTGAATTTGCAGATGCTGTAGCACTTGAAGCACTATTAGTTGCTGAAGTTGCCGCATTCGTCGCTGAAGTAGCCGCCGCAACAGTGCTTTGGAATAAGCCGTCTACATATTGTTTAGAACTAGCATCTGCATTAGCTGTAGGTGTACCAAGACCAGTGATCTTATTGTTACCCATTGCTAACGCACCAGACATTGTATCGCCTGATTTGGATACACGAGTATCACGCTGTGTATCTGTATATGCTTTAGTAGATACATCTTGGGATGCTGTAGGATTTCCTGCACCAGTGATCTTGTTAGTAGACATGGCTATTGCGCCTGTCATTGTACCACCAGCTTTAGCTAGTTTAGTAGCATCTTGTGCATCTACATAACCTTTGCGAGATAACTCATCATTTGTGGCAGGGTTTGCTGTAGATGTAACAGAGTTAGAACCCATTACTAAATCACCAGTAAGTGTTCCACCCGCAAGTGGTAACTTAGTAGCTATTAGATTAGTAACTGTTGTGCTGAAGTCATCATCATCATTAAGAGCATCAGCTAGTTCACCAAGAGTATCTAAACCCGTCCCAGCATCACCAATTAAAGTTGATATCTCTGAATCTACATAAGCTTTAGTAGTCAAATCTGTCGATGCGCTAGGCGTATAAGTAGCAGTTACTTTATTAGAGCCAACATTTAATGCACCAGAAAGTGTACCGCCAGATAGATTAAGTTTTAAAGCCGCTAGGTCATCTGCATACTTTTTAGTTGCGGCATCAAGATCATTAGTAGGTGCAGTAAGGTTTTGAATAGTAGCAGTTGTTCCTGCATTCATATTTAACGTACCATCAATAGTTACGTTGTTGAATGAGGATGATCCACTAGAGGTTACATTACCAGTTAGGTTTCCTGTAACATTACCTGTTATTGAACCTGTTACATTACCAGTCACATTACCTGTTACATCGCCTGTTACATCACCAGTGATACCGCCAGAAGCAGTAAGCGTAGTAAATGCACCCGTAGATGCAGAGCTAGCACCTATCGTAGAGCCGTCTATAGAGCCACCATTGATATCAGCAGTAGCTAGGGTAGCTTGACCTGACGTAGACAGCGTTGTGAAGCTACCTGCGGCTGTTACAGAAGACCCTATAACCGTACCATCTATGTTACCACCATTTATATCTACAGTTGCAAGTGTTGAAGCCCCTGATGCACTTAATGTAGTAAATGAACCTGTACTTGGTGTAGACGCGCCTATTGTAGCACCATCAATTGAGCCACCGTTAATATCGGCTGTAGCAGCTACTAAAGAAGTATTTGCAGTAAGATTAGTAAATGTACCTGATGTTGGTGTAGAGTTACCTATAACAGCATTGTCAATTACACCTGAGTTTAAGTCTACTGATGTAATAGATGTAGTACCTAAAAGTGTTGATGTACCTGTAACTACTAGATTATTGTTTAAAGTAGCATTTGTAAATGTAGCAACTGCAGGTGTAGAAGAACCTATGGTAGTCCCGTCGATACTACCCGCATTAATGTCTACATTAGCTAGAGTAGCAGTACCTTGTAAGTATAAGTCTTTAAACTTATTTGAACTTGAACCTAAGTCTATATCATTAGTTGTAACAGGAAGTATAACACCATCTTTAAAACGTACTTGTTCTACAGCAGATGAAGATACCTCTAGGAAGACACTAACTGTATTATTGTTTGTATTTATACTAACTTTATTTAGAGCGTCTACATCACCAATAAGAGGTATATAACCACCCTCTCCTGTTGAGCCATCGTGTTTGTGCCCAGTGGATATTGCAAATGCATCACTGAGTTTGTTGTACTCGGCGTTGATAGGAGCTGCACGTACTGTTGCTGTTGGTACTATATCTGCTGAGGATTGTCTTACATAACCTGCCAAAGTATCATCTCCTATCGGCTGTTTCATACGTCAAAGCTATTGCTTGTATAGTATGACTTGCATTTGCATTGTTTGTAACATAGCGCACAGATACTGAATTACCTGACCCCGATATGTTTGTAAGTGTTTTAGGTGAAGGGTTACCATCATATATGCTATCTGTGTCATATAAAGCTAAGTTATAGAATGATGCAGCACCTACTGTACTAAATTGATAGTTTGATGGATTTAAAGTTTCATTATCATCGTAATCATAAGATATACCTACAAACACTTCTGTTTCACCCTCTGACCCAAGATAGGTGTTTACTTTGTGTACTACCTTACGTATCTCAGGGTCTTCCATGTAGTAATACGGAGTTTGATACAAACTAAATATAGTGTTACCATCAAAGTTATTTCCTGTTTCTTGTCTGTGTACCTTGCCGTCACTGTCACCGTGTATTACATGCTCAAACTGACCAATGTAACCACTATCAACACAACTAACCTCTATACCTACAAGTTGACTATATTCAAATATGCTTTGTTTATTTTGACTTTTACGTATAGCTCCAATGAGAGATAAAGATGAGTCATTTTTAAAGAAGAATCTAAATTGTGATTTCTTTCTAAGAACTACAATAGAT